GAAAGAGTCCAGAAACCTTAGAGGTAATGGAGAACCAGAATCAGCAGCAATGAAAGCTGCTGATAAGAAGAAATGTACTACTGTTCATGTAGGTAATGGTAAGTGTGGATCTGAAGCAACCGTCAAGATTGAGGGCGCTCTTGCTGAGTTTATGAAGTTCGCTCGTGGTATCGAGAAGAACGAGATCAATAAGTTTATCGATAAGGAAACTGGCAAAGTCGTAGACTTCATGGCAGAAGTCAATGCTACTGCTAACAGAATCAGTTCAAAACTTAATACTATTCTTGGCAATATTAAAGGAACAGTTCTTAAAGAGGTAGACCTCTTTATTAAGAAAATTCTTAAGGATCTAAACATTCCAGATCCTGACATTGCCGAACCAGTTAAGGAACAACTTAAAACTATTGGTGACTTGATTGCTTGTCTGTTCAAGTCAATGCTTGGAGATCTTGTTGCCTTTATTAAGGGAATGCTTTTGGATCTCGTTGAGAAAGCACTTGATACCGCATTATGTCTGGTTGAGAGTTTCATTGGTGAGATCATGGGTAAGATCATGGACCTCATTCAGCAAGCAATGAGTTTCATTAGTGGCATCCTTGGAAAGATCACTGGTGCTATTGGTATGATCCAGGGTCTGCTCAGCAAGATTCTTGATTTTATTGATCTCCTTTGTGATGGTGCTGTAAGTTGTTCTCTTGGTCTCACCACCTTTGAGACTTGTCATGGTGCTAATGCCAAGGGTGATGATAAGAAGCAGAAGAACGTTGATCAATACAAGGTCAAACCACCCAATGACAGCACAGTTGTTGGTAATGGTAAACCAAACGGCAAGGGATTTGTCCCACTCATTGATAGCACTGGTAGAAAGTTTGCATACAATACAACTAACGGTGACAAACTTCCATTAGGTGGGGCACAGGGAGACGGAACCACTGCAGATCCAGCTGAGTTCAAAGATCTTACTGGTATTGACGAGGGTAGTTTTGATACTAGAGGTCCACTGCAGAAGTTTGAGGACTTCAACATCTATGCAAGTGATGGATCCTTCAATGAAGAGGCAGTTAACTGTAGCAACAGCATCCTCAACAAAGAACCATGTTTCCCAGAGATGATTTGGGATAACTTGCAGTCCACAACACCAGTCAAAGCACTTCCTATTGTTGATGACATTGGATCTATCCTTGGAGTTCTTATTCAGAACAAAGGATACGAGGTCAACGCAGAAGCAAGTGTCAAGGCAATGTTCACTTGCAATGAACCAGAGGGTAAGGGTGCCACATTCAGTCCTGTCATTGTTGATGGTAGGGTCGAAAGAATTGATGTTACCAGTAGTGGAGTTGGATATGGATTCAATCCAGGTACTTCATATTGTCCGAAGGAGCAGTATGTAGTCATTGTCAAGGAAGCATCTTCTCTGAAAGCCAATGTCAGTGTCGGTGATGTTCTCCTTGAGGTAGAAACTGCAGATGGTGTTGTAAGCACAACTCAACCAGCAGTCATGCAGGTTGTTGATACTGACTACGAGGGATCTGGTGATGTATTACTTGCTACACTTGACATCACCTATAATAAGTATGTTCAACCAGGACTTAAGTTAAAGACAAAATCTGGTTATGAATTTGAATTGAACTTTGCATCTAAGAAAGCACAACTGGTTATCCCTCCCGATGCAACTGCAATCTATGCTGGATGCTCAGATATTATTCCTATTCTGACTGATGTTACACCAACCTTTGTAGGTAAGAACTATACTGATCCTAAGATTGTTGTTGGTGATGAAGAAATTGGTGATGCAACTATCGACAGCGAGGGTAAGATCGTTAAATTGAATCTAAATAAGAAGACGCTTGGGTTTGTTAAACCTAAGATCGTTGATCCCACTGGATATGGTGCTAAAATTGTTCCTGTATATGAATATGCTGGACCTATCCAGACCAAGGAGACACTCCCATTGACGGAATATATCGACTGCGTTGGACACCCTGCTCTTAGTAACTAATGGCACATACTGATTTACATGCTAAAACTGAGGCTGATGTTGCCGAGAAGCAGAAGAACATCCAGTTAAGTTTAGGTGGCGATAAAGCAACCAACAAGGAAAACGAAAGTCCCCAACAGAAGACCGAGTATCCTAGGAACTATGTCCAGACTACATCTGCTGGACATGTCTTTGAGATGAATAATACTGAGGATGGAGAAAGAGTTCGCTTGCTCCATGCCAAGGGTAACTTTCTTGACTTTGATGAGAGTGGTAACACCTACATGATTACTCGTGAAGACAAAGTTGAGATCGTAGATCATAACTGTGTTATTAAGATTGGCAAGGATCCTAAAAAGGATAAACTTGTCATCCAGGTGATTGGTGACGCCCACTTCTATGTTGAGGGCGATATGCACACTGAGGTGGATGGTAATAAGTATGAACAGATTGGCGGTAACTATGAGATGAAGTGTGGAGGAGTTATGCTTCTCCAGGCAGATGAAAACATGGCGATTAAGGCTGAGGGCAAACTCAAAATTAAATCGACAGACTTCACCAACACTGCAACCTTCATGACCTGTGATCTCCAAGAGGGTGGAGATTCTGTCGAAAAAATCTTCGGCAACAAGACAATCAAGGTTATGAAACCAACCTCAACTTTCGCTATTGAAAGCGAAGGTGATATGAGGGTCAACGCTAAAGGATGTTATTATCAGAATGTCGGTAAGAACATGTTCACCGATGTTACTGGCAAAGCAAAACTGAACGTAACTGGAGATACCATCAAATGTATTCCTGGGGGAGCACCTCAGGGTATGGATGCAACTCCTCCAACAACATCTTCGTATGGAACGGAGATTGGTTACGAAATTAAAACTGGTTCGACATCTACCAAGATCAGCACCGAAGATTTTGAAATGATTGCCACTGGCGCAGCAAAGATGACTGCAGCAGGGGAAGAATTCAAAATCGAATGTAATAACGGAATCTATCTGAATTGACAATGATCGAAAGATGTTGTAGAATTTAGAGGTCAATGCATGTACTTCATGTCAATTACACAACAGGAAGCCTTCTTCTTAGAAGAAATCCTCCACAAGCACCTAGACGATTATGTGGAGGAACTAACTAAAGAAAAGTTTTCTAACCCAGACACCGATCAGACAAAAGCATATAACTATTACAGGACCAGACGTGACGCTGGCATCAGTCTGCTCGACAAGGCACAGCAAACCATCCGCCGTGCCAATTCACGAACTGGCACATGGGGTTCCCAAGACCCCTGATCCTTGCTATAATTACTAGGTAATCAACAAACAACCCCCATGCCCGAAGCAACTGTCGCCCGCTGCACCGTTGACATCGCTGCCCGTCGTTTCACTCTGTTCAGTGATCAGGGTGACACCAAGGTCCTTGATTGTGAGGATGGTGATCAGTTCCTTCGGGTGCTTGAGGTGGTTCGTAACTCCCTTCCTGAAGAGGAGGTTGTGTATCACGCGGGCGTAGTTCAGCGGTAGAACGCTATCCTTCCAAGTTAGATGTCGTCGGTTCGATTCCGATCGCCCGCTCTGAAAAAATTATTTTTTCAATATAATGCCGTATAACAAGACGTATTCAGAAATTCGTACTCTTCTCAAGGAATCCAAGAAGGTTTCTAAGAAGACCATGCTCCAAATTGCTCGTCTTGCCATCAAAGAAACTTTGATGGACAGAGTAGAGATTGAAGACATTCATTGGGACAGCAAGTTCGTCGATGATCTTGAGGCAGATTCTCTTGATCTTGTTGAACTTGTCATGTTCCTTGAGGAGTGCTTCAACATCGAAATCCCTGACGAGGATGCAATGGAGATTGTCACGGTGGGTGATGCCATCGAAGCAATCAAACGTGCAAAGCAAAATGCAGGCAAGACCCGAAAGGTTGACCCTTCCAAGTATTTGAAGAAGAAACCTGCTCCCGATGGTCCTATTGGTGCCAAGGGTGTTAAGGTAGGACAAACTCAACCCGATCTAGAGCAAGAAATTCAGGAGGCATTAGATGAGACCAGCGACGAGGGAAGCGATGGAGATGCTGTTCACAGCGAAGTGGAACCTCCCAAAGGCGGCGAAGCATTGTAACCTCACTGATAAAGAGATGAAGATTACATTCAACGAGTATTGTAATTTTCATCCACCTACCTATTCAGCAGAACCTCAGAATCAACTCAGTCTCTTCTGAGTTTTTTGGGACGGTGGCGGAAGTGGTAGACGCACCAGACTTAAAATCTGTTGGGCATTAGCCCGTGAGGGTTCAAGTCCCTCTCGTCCTATTGAGGTTTGTTATGAAGAAAGTATACTGGTCCTACTCTATTGGCGAAGATCCTACCACTGACCCTCTACCAGAGGATTATGTAGAATCACCTAAAAAATTTAAATCTGGATATGATACACGCTACGATCACTCAAAGTGTCCAGCGTGGAAAGAGTGGGGCAAGAATACTTGGATCATTTCCCAACCCTTTGACATTGGTATCCATTACAACTCAAAGGATAAATATCTTCAAACAAACCTCAACCAAAATGCATTTGATGAATATTTTCATCTTGCAGACACTTGGTTAAATGGAGAATATCCAGAAATACAAATGAAGTACAACCTGTCTCTCTGGACAAGAGATAAGGATGTATGGATTGAGCAAGTTCCACACCCTCTACTTTCTAGACACGGTATAGATCTTGTTCCTGGTACTTTTCCAATCTCTGTTTGGTTTAGACCCTTGGTTGTTGGAGTAAAAATCTTAGATTTTGATCAAAATCTCTGGTTACCGAAAGGAACTCCCCTATACTACATAAGGTTCTATTCAAGGAGAGGTGATTCTACCTTCAGTCTGGAGAAAGGAGATCCCCCTAAGGACCTTATCAAAAAACATCATCAACATACACAGTTGAGGTTTTTCACTCAGTTCAACGCTTGGGATATTATCAAGAAGAGGACAGAGGAAGAAAGCAAATGTCCGTTTAGTAGGTTGTGGAAAAGATGAGCGAGTACATGCAAGTTTACTGGGAGTACCGTTATCTTAAAGGGGAGGGATTAGTTAAGGTTTACTTTTTGAATGGTATTCCATTCACTTGGGATGAACTAGAAGAAGATCCTGGTTCTGACATTATCAAAGAGGCAAGAGAATCCTACATGTATAGTCCAGATGATCTGTATCGAGGATCATCCTACATGATGGAAGAAGGACTACACCCTTTACTTGATGAGATTAATTTAGATGAGTGCTCCCAACTCCCAGATTAGCAAATATTCCTTCGGAGGACTTGACAGAACTTCGATCAATATGCTAAGATTAATCAGTGAACTTGAGGGGTCATATCAACTCCTCAAGTACATGGGTTTCCAAGAAGATATGGACACCATTGATGAGATGAAGAAGAGGTACTACAAACTCTACTTCAAACTCAACAAAGAAGAAAAGAACGCGCCACTATAGCTCAGCTGGATAGAGCAACGGTTTTGTAAACCGTAGGTCGTCGGTTCAAGTCCGACTTGTGGCTCCAGGGGAATTAGCTCAGTTGGTAG